TGAACTAAATCCCCAATCTGCAAAAACATCATCGCCATTTTCATTAATATAAAAAACTTTGGGAATGTCTTGTCCATTCATAATGTAGAGATAATCCTTATATTGAAAAGTTTGGCAACGACTTTCGCTAAAGCTTACATCTTCATAAATATGGATATTTTGTTTTGAAGTCAGATTATATGCTTGACCTCCTGATATGCCTATAAATCGAGAATTGTTATATTTTTTGTATGATGCCAAAGTTAAAAATGGCGAAACTGATTTTGCGTATTGAGAATAACCTTTGCGTAAAATTACTTTGGTATCTTGAGGAATATAGTTATCCATTACGATAGCATCTTTAATATCCATATTATCTAGACTGTCTCTCATATTAAGACCACCTGATGGTGCAGGTAGGATATAGTTGATAGATCTATTTCCTCTATTTATTTGTTTTGACATTAATTGTTACTCCTTGAGAGGCAATATCAATATTAGATGGGGCTAGGTTTATGTCTTGGGTAGCCAAAGAGGTGGCAAATTTTTTCTTTATCTCACGTTCATATTCACTAAATTCTTCGTTATAATCCATACCATTACGTTTTAACCAACGCCATAATATTCCTAACTTTACCAGATATTCATCAAATATGGGAATATCGGTGTTTTTAGTAATACTACTTTTTTCAGTATAGCCATTTATAGCATCGTAACAAATGGTATTGGATCGATATTGAAATACAATCTTAATAGCATCTGGTGGAGGTGTTAAAAATTTTAGCATGCCATTTTGAAGCTTAAATTTTACCCCTGAAGTACTTTCGTAAAAATATTTTTCCTTCATCCAATCTGCTGGAGTGATAGAACCAATTAAATTTTCGTTGCAATCTTTGATGTAGATTGTATTGTTTAAGATGCTGTAAAAATCTGGACATATGCTATCTAACAAATAATTATTACGTTGATATGATGTTCTTAGTACGCCTTCTTTGATTAGTTCTTGCCAATCGCCATATCGTAACAAACTATCTAATGCAGATTTAGCAACACTTAGAAATATACTGTCTTGCTGAGATGTGGGATTAAATAAATCTTCTGGTCGTTTGGTTGCCGCTATATCTGCGACTTCTTTACAAATATCTAGGATTGATTTCATCGATTTCGTCTCCTATTTATTATCCGTTTTAAATCTTCTATTTGCTTTTTCAAATCAGCAATTTGTCGTTTGTAACTTGCTTCAATTGTGTTTGAGCTGATAGCTTTTTTCATTTCTTGACTTGATGATATAAATTGTCTAGCTAATAAACATTCATTATATAATTGGATATTTTTGGCATGTTCATCACTTAGTTCGGCAAGAGCTTCCACACTAAAAATGCCTCGATAGCGACAAGCATCAATTTCACTTGCACTTAAAAAAGCAAACATTTCTAGAGGTGTTCCTTTGTCTAGTTGTTTCTTGGATAACTCATAACGAGCATATTCTACAGGAAAGCGCTCTTTTTTATCTTTGCTTGCTGGTTGATCAAAAACTTCGGTTGTATTGTCTTTGATGCGTATTTCACAATAGCAAACTGTTTTAAATACAGGAATACCATTGTCGTCAAATTGATTTGTTTTAACTGAACGATCATAAAAACGAGCAATAACATTATCGTCAGTTTTATTCTTATTTTGCTGAATAAGATTTTGATAAGTTGCAAAATCCATGATATAAAATTCCCTATAAAATAAAGAGAGGGGAAACCCCTCTCTAGTTGATATGTCTTAGGCTGCTACTTCATTGATTAAAACACCTTGGAGTGCTGCGTTTGACATTGTCATATTACCAGCCCACCCAATGATACGATACATTGCATCCTGATTAATTGATAATCTGTCTCCACCTACAACTTTCATATTGCGATCTTTATGAGGACGTAAATACAAATAATCGGTATTGAGAAAGTAGATGTGATTATCTGGACAATGACCACCCTGACCACCATCATAAATGACATCACAACCTTTAAATTTAAGGCTTTGAAAACCAGCATCTGCAAGTTTAGGATCACTATAACGAGCCATTGGTTGCAATGCTTGTTCATAGGTTGAATAAAGCTTGTTATCTAAAACAATTAGATCTGGTTTATCATTGCCTCTGGAACATTTTAGATACATTTCATCCATAGCTTGTAAAATATTGCTAGAATTAAGATTTTGATAAGTTGATGATTGATTGCGCCAAAATTCGTTACCCGCAGTAGCACGATTAATATTACCAACAGTGCCTGTTGTTGGGTCATCTGCAACAAGTAATTTTAATCCGCCTATTGATTTACCGTCTGAACCTGTTCCGTCGCCATACATTGCTGCAGCCAATTGGTTTGACATTGTTTTTTCAGCATTTTGAATACGTTTTTCCATTAGTTCCATAACTTGTTCATGACCAGAGTTTTTAAGTAAGTCTTCTCCTGAAATTGCAACGGGAACAGCGGCTAATTTTATTGCATATTCGGCGGCGGTAAATAATTGCTTTGGACTGTAGCTAATTGTATCATAACCAGAATACCAAACCATATCACCTTCGCCATATTCTAGTTCTTCTAAAATTTTAGAACCACCACTAATTAATCTAATATTGTTTTTTTCTTTTAGTTTACGTAGCAATGCATTGTTTTTAGAAATATTATCTGCTAGCTTGGCTGTGCGTGATGCTAATGTAGTTGTAAAAATAGAATCGTAATTGCTATTTGCCATTATTATTTTCCTTTTTATGATTATTGTTGATTAAGTTCAGCAAAACGCATTTCTAATTCTTCTCGAAGCGTTAAATCTTTAGTTTCTGGAAGAGCTTTACCCTTTAGATTGAAAGCTGCTATTTTGGATTTTTGAGCATTTTTGCTTTTTAGTTCGAGAGTTTGTTGCGTTTTTTGGGCAATCAGCTTATCTCTGATTGAACGATTAGACCAAATAGCCATCTCATAAGCATCGTATAGATTTTGAGCACTACCTTTGCTGATTATGTCATAAATATCTTGAATGACATCATTATAATAGGGATGTTTTAGGTTGCCATTTTCATCTACTTCGCTAATAAAATCATTTATCTGTTTGGCTATGAGTTGTTCGCTCATTATATTTGTGAGATTATTTGATTGTCTTTGTGCTGTTGGGGTATTTTTATTTTGGTAAATTCCATAGGAATTTGCCAACATTGTAATGGTATCGTGGGGATTTTTTTCAAGCATTTCATCTATTTTGATGATGTTTTTGAGCCACTCTTGAGGTGTTTTGATACCATTTTTTTGCATATACTCAAAACGAGAATGAAAAATGTCATCAAGCCATTTATATTCTTCATTTTGAGTACGCAACTTGCTAAAACCTTTATCAACTTCTTGTTCTCGAATATGCAGATAACGCCGCCACTCGAACGGAAGCTCATTAAAAGTTTTAGCTAATTCTTTATCATAATTTTGAGGAGCAATATTAAATTCTTCTTCCTCATCAATAGATTGTTGATTTGAATTATTGTTTTCATTTGCTTCTTGGTCTTTTTTTTCATCTTCCAAGCGAGCAAAATATTCTAGTTCTTCTCTAATTTCACTCATTCCATATCCTTTTTTTATATTGTTTGATAAGCTCAGCAAAAATTTCTTTTCGCTGATTTCTTTCGTTGATTAGCTTTATATTGTTAAAATATTGTTCGGAGTAATCCGATGAAGAAGCCAAATTACTGGCTTTTAGGTAGCGGTCGATATCTTGTACAGAAGTCGCAACCGTACCGTCTGGAAGAATGACATCTTCCAGAAATTCTTTAGTAAAATAAGTCAAAGATATTGTTCCTTTATTTAAAATAACAAAACCGCTTTAGAAAAGCGGTTTTACGAAATTTAACAAATCTGTTTATTTTTATTGGCAAATATTTTTACTTTCTTTGTACGCATTATTATTTTCCTTTAGGGTATTTGCACTTTGATATTGATGATGTTTTAATAATATCTCAGCTTTCTTTATTTCATTTTGTTCTTTTTTTATCTGATAATCTTGCTCATTGCGTTGACTTTGGAGTTGTAAAGCTAACATCTGAGGATTGGTAATATTAGCTGGTTGAACATCTGGTGTGTTAAATTCGGCACTAATTTTATCGAAACAATTAGCTATAATATTTTCATATTGGCGAGCGTTTGATAAACTTGAAGTAATATTGCTTATCATTTGACGATATAAATTTAATAATGCAGGTTGTTTACTTACTACATCAAAAGCCTGAGCTATTAAATTATGAATTGTATTGATAGCATCTAAGTTATGTTTTATACTATCTTTGTCAGAAAATGTTATATCACTTTCAACTCCTAAAACCATGCCTCGCAGTTTATCTGTTTTTAGAAGTGTAACTGCTGTTATAGCCTCTGGCATTGTTCGTTCTGTTGGCGATAAAAAAGAAAGAAGTTTATCGATATCAAAATATTCGCAAATTGCTTCGGCTTTAATTTTAAAAATTTCAGCAATAAACCGCTGCATATCGTTTTGACGATCTTGATTGCGTAATGTTCCAAAGTTGGTTTTTTGAGTAACTGCTGTTGCAGTATCACCTTTGGTTGAAGTTCCACGCATTATATCAGAAACTCCTGTAATTTCATATATAGAATTAATGATATCTTGTCGACGTAAAGCCAAAGTTTGTAGTGCTGTAATATATTGCTCGATTGGCATAAAGTCGACAATATTTTTAATACCTCCAGCAGATTTTAACCTATCAAAATCAGATATACTTACTAATGTAACATCTTTATTTAGTATGTTGCCTAATTCGGGAAAAGCACTGTCATAGCATCCTGATATTTTTAGGGCTTTCATTGTTTTTTCCATACGAGATGTTATGCCATCTAATTCATCTAGCATTGGTTTTATTTGAATATAGTCTGGTACGGGAATTATGCTATCATTCGTACATGTTGCAAATAATGGTTTGGGCATGGGAAAAAATGAATTTTCATCACAATCTTTGCTAATAATCTTTAAGAAATGATGAGGGCTTTGTTTGCTTAGAAACATAATTTGAGAATTGCTCTTATCCCATATTTCGTAAATTTCTATAGACTTAGAAGATTGCTTAGAATAATCAAATAAAATCGTTTGCAAATCTTGACCAAATAGTGATGTGGCTTCAGTAAATGTCATGTAATGTTTGATAGCAAACCATGTACAATCTTCCCATATTCCAACTTTTTCAGAATCTGCTATAAAATTGATTGGATCAACATATTCACTATTAACTTGTTCATCAATTTTTAGTTCAAGCTGCTTGCCTTCACCATCGTCAATCATGCCAAAAAATGGTTTGTAGCGTTCTATTACTATTCCCATTCCACCTAGCAAAAAATCATTACGAGCATATTTTATTACACTATCAAAATCAAATTGTTCTAAATTCCAATTAAGAGCTTTTTCAATTATTTGACAAGCCATATTATGAATTAGATTGCTTGTTTTTTCTTTGCGCTCAACATAAGGTCTAGGAGGCTTAAAATATAAAAAGGGTTTTAGAGTTTCGACTGAAGCCCAAAAAATATTTTGTTTGTCTTTGACCGTTTCGTTACGATAATATTGACGAATACTTTTTAGCAAATTATGATATGGATCATAAATTTTTTCAGCATTACTAATTTTGTTAAGCCATTTTGATACTTCTGTTTCGTTATTGACTAAAAATTGTTCATTCATCTTCAAATACTCCTAAAATTGAATTTTCTCTTATAACAACAATACTGGGATCTGGGGTAGGTAAATCATCAAAAATATGAAATAGAACTTTGTCTCCAACTTTTACTGACTTTACATCTTTGCCTATACTTTCAATTCGTCCAATGTTTTGGCTGTGACGATAATCATCAAGCAAAATTATACTATTAGATGAATTTTTATCTTTGGGTGCGAGCCTGATAAAAACTCTGTCTGAGATTGGTTTTATCATTTTGTTTTTCCTTATTGTTTTTGTTACCATTTGCTTTCGTTAGAAGATGAAAAAATATCTTCGATAGATATTTGGTTTTTGTTAAAAATTTTGATTTTTCCGTTATCTGTTACAGGTTCGGCAAAAGTTAAAACAAAAGCGTCCGCTTTGTCTGGCGAACGCCCAAGTCTTTTTTTGATATCTTCTTTGCTTTCAAGAAGTAAACGACCTCTACTATCATATTTTTTATTTGCAGAACAAATATCTTCTAAAAAATCTTCATCTGGAGGAATGTGCACGGGTAATTCTTGAGTTAGCCAAATACGAGCATTATCCCACATTTCAGCTCGACGATTGACATAGCGTTCTTCAAGAATGGCTTTTGAGCCAAAATTTATGGCTCGGACAATGTGATGATATCCTCTAGAATGTAAAATATCATAAACACCAGCACCAACACCTCCTATATCAAGAAAAATTCTTACAGGAGTATAATCTTGAATTATACCCTGACAAAAATTAGCGATACTTACAACATCTTGTTTTTCTAGCACTTCAAATTTTATGCATAAACGTCCTTTGCGAAAACAAAAAACTGTTTTGTCATCACCAAATCTTGCTATATCAAGACCTATGACTAAAGGAGCATCACAATATAATATTTGGGAAGAAAAAGCTCGCCTAACATCTGATGTTGATATTAACTTTGTAGCTCCTTTAGTTAAAGGTTGTCCTAGCCAAATATGTGAATAGTCTGTAGGATTTTCTTTTTTACATTTTTCGGCTTGAAGTCTTAGTTCTTGAGGACAAAATGGATTGTCATAATAATTTACTTTGCAAACATAAGTACGTTCATCTGGCGTGGCAGCAAGCAAAATCCATAAAGCATCGTTTTCTTCTTCACGATTCATTGATATCCATATTTCAGAACCATCCTTGCGAATTGTAGGCGATAAAATATCCCATGATTTTTTGGATATGGTTTGTCCCTCTTCTATCCAAGCAATATCTACTCCTTCTAGTGATTTGATTTTTTGAATATCTTGATCTCGCAGACCTTTAAATATAAACTTTGTTCCTGTTATTTTGTTTTCGATCTTATTTTCTTGAATTTTGTAATCTTTTAGCTGGTAGAAGGATATACGATCACACAATAAACGATATACTGAATCTTTGATACTATCTTGTACTTCACGCAAACAAGCTATTAATAGTTTTTCCATGCGTCCTTTAATTAAAAGACTATCTGCAAAAGCATAAGATTTGCCACCTCCACGCCCTCCATAATAAAATTTGATTCGCTTTTTTTCAGTTAGAAGTGGGGCAAATAATGATGGAATACGAGCTGTTATTGTTTGATTGTTCATATTGAAACTCCACTATTATTTGGTAACGAATTCGACTAAAACTTTTTTTAGCTCTTCACTTAATATATTTTCGTTATTGTCTTGCCATGAATTGGGAAAATTATTTTTTAAGATAAAATCCGCTTTGTGCAAACGTACGCATTGGTCAACAAGATAAGCTTCGCATTTCTTTTTGGCTCTACGTATTAGTTCTGAAAATTCTGGAATATTTTGGTAATTATCTAAATCTTGACTAGATATTCCTAAATAATCACAAAGCCCCGTTAAATGTAACGGGGCTTGTTCGCATATTTCTATAACTTCGCCTTTTTTGGGGCTGTATATTTCCGTTCTAAAATTGGAGCGTTCTGCAAAATATTTTTCTATTTTACGTTCCATAGATGATACAGATAAATATTTGGTTGGAGATGCTAATCCCATAATATTTACTCCATATAAAAATTGATTAAGAAAGTTGTTAATAACCTAGCATTAGCAAATTATGACTGGAGGTCATCAATATTTTTAAAAGCAAAAGTGAGAAAGGTTCTGCAAACACTTTCTCACTATACTTATATTTGTATACCACCCTGACGGAATGTCAATTAGATGTAAAAAATATATTTTTACCAAAACATAAAAACTCGACCAAGAATAGGAATTTCTAAGGCTATACTGATAAGTATGTGTGTGGATAAATGTCCAAGCTTTATTTGATTAACTATATTCAAAAGCAAGAAAAATAATGCATAAATTTCTATTAAATCCATATTTTTAATCCTTTTATTTAATCTTACGAATAAAGTTGTATAATATTTTTTTATTATTGTAAAGTTTAAATTATAAAATTTTACTATTTTCAACTTTTGGTTGTGTTAACTAATATTCTATCAAGACCTCGGCATAAGTCTATGCGACACATATAATAAAAATAGGCTCGTTGCCTTTCGCTAGTGTTTAGCGGAGGAATCGGATCTTTTTCTTCAATACATATTTGCCTAACGATTGGCCAAAATTCTGCGGGAATGGATTTGATTGCTTGTTGATAACGTTTTTTAGCATCTAAAATAGCAAAGCTTTCATTGTTATAATTGTTATCTATTTTGTCATTTATAATATGACTAGAATGAAGATTTGCCCGATTTATTATATGAAAATCTAAAGCTAACTTTAGTCCTGCTTTTAATCTATCTTCGCTATTGTAGTTGGAATTATTTAGCTCTAACCAGCCTTTATTATACCAAATTTCTATGAGGCTTTGTTTATATATCGTACCATTTTTTTTAATAAACCCTCTATTAATTACATCTTTTTTGTTAATATATTTGGTTTGCGTCATTATTGCCTCATTTGTAATAATTTATATTGTATAAATACAATACCGTTTTATTTAATGTCAATGTAAATTTAAAAAAATTTTTAAAATCTGTTTACAAAGTTGTAAAAATGCAATAATATTTGGTGAGTTTGTAGTGGTTGGGAGAATAGTATTATGGACAGACAACAACAAGTTAGAGATTTTTTAGAAAATACGATAAAAGAAAAAGGATTTAGTCTTAATTCTCTTTCGTTAAAAATTGGAAAAAACTCAACATATTTGTTTCATTTTATAAAACGTAATTCTCCTCGCCGACTGGATGAAACAGCTAGACGACAACTAGCTCAAATATTAAACGTGGCAGAACAAGACTTGTGTGATTTTACTTTGCCAACAAGTGTTATACCAGACAAACTTAATACTCTTTCTAACTTTTTTGGTTTTGGTAAAAATCAAACTAACGACCTAGTCTCAATAGATGTTTTGGATATGGCTGGACCATATAAGGGGCGATTTGAGCAAATCAAAAAAAACATTATTGGTAAACACTTTTTAAGCAAAGATTTGTTGACAGAATATAGTTCTGCTCAACCAGAAGATTTAAAAATTGTAAAAGCTATTGGCGATGCTATGTCGCCAACTATTACTTCAGGAGACTTGTTGTGGGTTGATTTGTCATATAATGTTCCGTCATCTGATGGTATATATGTATTGAATACTAACGGTGATACAGTTATTCGTAGATTACAGATTAATCCCTTTGATAGCTCAATAGAAGTTTCGGCTGATAATAAGACTTATAAATCTTATAATATTAGCGATTGTAAAAATTTGAATATCTGCGGCAAAGTAATTTCAATAACTCATAAAATAGGCTAG